AAGACCTGGGTCAGTCATCACCGTCGATGAATGGCTGGATAAAACGCCTTATCCAGCGAAGAGAAAGGACGAATTGAAGCGACTCTTGGCAGAGATGGTCTTCGTCGATCCTGCCTTTGGCAAATGCAAGGGCTTCCTCAAGGACGAATGGTACGAGACATTCAAGAATCCCAGAGGAATTCTCAGTCCAGAGGATGAGTCCAAGGCCGTTTTGGGGCCACTCATCCACATGTGTGACAAGCTGTTGTTCTCGACCAAGTACTTCATCAAGGGAACAAATCCAAGGCATTGGAAAACAAAGCTCCAAGACACACTAGGACTCGAGCCAGTAATCGAGACAGATTTCTCCTCCTTCGAGGCGCATCACGGAGAGGATCGATCAGAAATCGTACATTACTGGATGATGCACTGCATCCGGGATTTGGACTATACCTGGGCGCAGAAACGTTTGATCTCTAAGATAGTCCGAGGTGAGAACTCCATTCGATTTGGCGGCATGACCGTCAAGGTATCTCAGCGTCTAATGTCTGGCGCAATGTGGACCTCATCCTCCAACGGGCTCCTGAATTTACTGACGTTGATGTATCTCAACGCAAGAACCGTATTTCCGGACATGGGAATCGATGAGCTCGTCTCTCGTCGGGACGAATACTTCCGCGGCCTCGTCGAAGGCGACGATGGTATTTGTGTGGATCACAATGTTCGTCCCGAACTCATCAAAGGTCTAGGGTTGGACCTGAAGCTGAAGAAGGCTTCGAATTATGGAGCGGCAAAATTTTGCGGCATCGTGTGTGATCTGGATGATGGCCAGATTCTCACCGACCCAAAGGCTTTTATTGCCAAGTCGCATTGTTTACCCTCCAAGTACCAGAACGCGAAGAATTCCGTTCACATGAACCTGATGCGCGCCAAGGCGCTGAGCGGGAAATATCAGTACCAAGACGCTCCCATTGTCGGTGTGCTCTGTCACAAAATCTGCGAGCTTACACGCAGCCACACGAATCTCAAGATTGCCTCTGAGTTAGGTCAATACAAACAATC